CGACGACTTGCGTCAGGACTTTCGATCCTCGGTCGGTTTCCGTGTCCTGTCCTGATCCGATCCACTCGGGGAAGTCGCCGGTTTCCTGCCACTCGAATTCCCAGTCCGGGACGTCCGGGAAGTCGTAGCCGCCATCGTCGAAGCGTGGCCGTAGAACACGCGGGGTCGGGTGTGCCACAGCGTATTCAACAGCGCGTTGCGCATTCGCCCGCAGAAGGCGCAGTTGTGTCGCACGCCAAGCGTCTCGACATTCGGTTGGTGATAACTCGGCATAGTCAGGCTCCGCTATGAATGCGCGCTGGCCCGGTGGCAGGCCCGCATACCATGGCGGCTTGGCGACCTTTTTATCGCCGCGTCGGTTGCCTGGCCGCTGCGCCTTGACGATGTAATGGCTAAACCGCTTGCTATCGTCCAGCTTGGCGCTAGCCGCTTTGACATTCTCGCCCTGCACCAGTTTGTCGTCAGCACGCGTGGAGCCGGCGCGGGTCAGCACCAGGCGTCCATCGAAATCATCGGTAATCAGCAACTCTTGCAGCCGCGCCAAACGCTCAACGAACGAGAAGCACGTTTCTGACGGCTGGCACTGCGTCTCTGGCTCGGCCGTCAACTCGTCCTCCAGCGTGGTCTCGCGCACCGTCTCTGACGGCGTTTCCGCGACCACCTCGATGCCGAACGGCCGCGCCAGCTTCCGCGCGATCTCCAGCACGTTCAGGCCTTTGAACTCGCCGCCATCCTGAGTGACTGAACTATCGACAAAGTCGCAAGTCTTGCTGCGCCCGCGGATATTTACCTCATGGCTATCGGCGGCGACGCTGGGCTGATAAGCGTCAACCCAGCCATCCAGGACTTGCACGTCGTCGATGAAAATCTGGCATCGCATGCCGGGCTGGATCTGCCAATCAAGCGGCTGCTCTTGCAGTGGCCAACGTTCTGAGACTGACAAATTGAAATCGGCGCAGGCGCGTTCTAAACCGCGTGATAGACGAATGCTCTGCCAGCCGCCGTAGCGCTCGCCCTCGACCAAAAGCTCAAAGCGACTCATCGGTTAAGCACCAGGCCGAAGGTGGGCAGCCACGCCGGGTTCGGTGCGTTGGTTCGCGCCACCAGCTCGAGGTCGCGATTGCAGTCCTGATAGAGCGTCCATGCCAACACGAGCGCATTCAGTGGCCGCGGCGTCTGATACGGCACCAGCGAAGGCAGTTGCGCGATCACCGCGTCAAGATGGGCGAGCACGCGCGCCAGCAGCCCGGTGAGCGCCTCGAACACTGCATCGTCCTTGGCCCGCGCCGCGGCATTCGCAGCATCGTCGAAGGCCTGCGTGATCTTGGCGCGTATCGTGATAGCTTGCTGAGTGGATTCGAGTTCCGTCCCCGGCACGATATAGCCGATCTCACGCAGTGCTAGCCGCTGCTCCAGCGCCCGCAATGCATCGCGGTTGCGATCCTCTGCCGACCGAAGCGGCGAGCTATGGTCTGGAATGCCTATCGTGCGCGGCGGGATGAACGGGAGCACCGACGCGACAAGCGGCGCCACGGTCGGCGTCATGGCAATATCCAGCATGCCCACCAGACCGCGGTCGGCTTGGTTGGCATCCGTCCAAGCGCCGAATGCGTTGGAGACACTGTTGAACAGCGCGCCGGGATTGGCGACAACGGTGGGAGCTACAGCACGCAGCACATTCAGCGCGCTGGTTAGCGGCCCGCGGTCTAGGCTGGTATCGATCGGCAGTGATAGGAAATCGAGCCGATCGGCGAGCGCGGTCAATGCCTCCGATGCCATCGGACCGAGGAACGTCGCATCGCCGATGGTGAAGTTTTCCAGAAAGGATAGCCGTGTTGCACCGCCCAGACTGGCGGCGCCGATCTCCAGCCATGACGAGGTATCTTCTGTTGCCTCTGGTTGTCGGAGCGCGCCGGCCTCGGCGAATGAAAGATTGAGGGTCGAGAAGCCGCCGACATCGCGGCGATCGCTAAACGTGCAAGAGGTGCAGACGGTATTGAACGAGCCGAGCAGTGGGTGAATGAGACGCCCTGGGCCCGGTGCCTCGCAGGCTTGCACCAGAGCCTCTCGCTCGGCGAGAAACCGCGATCCGATGGTGTAAGCCTGAAAAGTCCATTGCCGCTGCGCACGGCCCATATCCTCGGCATACGGCAAATCGCGGCCGGGATATTGATGCATGACATAGCGGCGGCCGTATTCGCCCGACGCCGAGTCAACATAGAACGGCACGCCGCGAAACGAGGCCCGGCGCATTCTCGCGCGCCAGTCGCCGCTGACGCCTGGCAGCAACGTCGGCAGCACGCCCGAGATCAGCGGGAGGATCGCGCCGCTCATGCTGGCACCATCGAGATGCCGACATTTGGCGGCTCGACCGTCAGACCCGCGCCGGTCGCCGTGGCGCTCGCCTCGATCGTGGGCGGCACAGTGGTGACGTCGACCTTGATGTTGGTGTTGATCTCACCTTGCGGCGCACCGCGCCCGGTCAGGCCTTCCAGCGTCGGCAGACCTGCCCGTTGCCATCCGGCTTGCATACGCTCTTGAAGCGATCCCAGTCCCTGCGCGACCGGACCCCAGAGCGTTTCGACGGCCTGGCCGGCAAAACCGCTCATGCCGCGGCCAGTGGTCAGAACGTCGACGTTCTTCTGCTGCCACGCTTGCTGCTCGGACGACGTCATCTCGCCAAATTGCTGAATGTCCTTGGCGAGCAAGGACGCCGCATAAGCTTGGCTGACTGCGCCGCCGGCCAGTCCTGCTGCGACGCGGCCCATATCAACATTCGAGGCCATATCCTTAAATGCCTGGCCTAGATCCGCGACATTCTTTCGCGCCTTGCCGGTATAGAGTGCGACCTTATCAGCGAAGCTCTGGATTTCTTGCTCGCCCCTGACGGTGCCCTCGCCAAAGCTATCGCCGAATGCCCAAGTCCAGGCTTGGGTAATGCGGTCCCAGAGCGGACCCAGCGTGCTGTTCCATTTGTCGACGATCCAGTCCCACGCCGCGCCCCACTTCGTCTTGATCGCTTCCCAAGCGTCGGCGAGAGTTGAGGGTATACCCGCGCCCCAGCGCTCCCAGAGCGGCGACAGCGTGGTATTCCAGAAATCTTGGATCTGCTGCCAGTTGGTGCTCCAATCATTTTGCAGATTGGCCCAGAAGGTTCGCAACTCTGAGGCGCTGGTCGGAATGCCCCACGATTGCAACGTGGGCTTTAGTGTGTTCTCCCAGTCACGATTGATCTGCTGCCAGTCGTTGGCCCAATCCTGCTTAACGAGGCTCCACCATTCCCGCCAGGTCTGGTTAGATGGCGGCTCACGTCCGGTAACGAGCCGGTCGATGTCCCGCAGATTATCAGCCCAGTCCTTTTTGAGATCGCTCCAGAATGACTGCGACGGTTTAACATCCGGCGCCTCAATTGTCGGCTGAGCGCCTCTGCCGAACAGTCTCTGAATGTCCTGCCAATTATCACTCCAATCCTTTTTGAGATCCTGCCACCACTTCTGCCATTCGGCCTGACCGCTCGGGACATATAAAATCTTTTCCTGCCAGCCCTCGATCTCTGCCAGTTCGCCCTTGAACCACGTGACGACCCAATCCCAGTTTTGATAAAGCAGCCACGCTGCAGCAGCGATGCCGGCCAGGATGAGTCCCGGCACGCCGAGCCCGACGAAGGCCGCCGCGAGTGATCCGAGAGCAAGAATAAGCGGCCCTAGTGCGATACCGGCCATTGCTGTCAGAGTGCCAACGATCAGCCAGAGCGGTCGATCGCCCTGCTCAGCCCAGGATACGAACTTCCCGAACTGATCGACGAGCCTTGCCCAGTCGATCGACTGAATTGCGCGTCCGATCGCGGTGAATAATTTATCCAGCGTTTCAAGAATCCGCTGGCGGCGGTCTGCGTCACTGAAGAATTCTTGGAGGCTCCGCGCCATCCGGGTGAACGGCTCGACAAGCATCGGATAAATCTCTTTACCCAGGCTCGACAATGCCGCGTGCAAGTCGCTTTGCGCTCGCTGATATGCGCGCGCCTTCTCGGCCTGTTCATCAGTGATGATACCGAACGCTCTGGCCCGGTCGATGAACTCGTTGAACTTCTCCGGTCCCTGACCGAGGAAGCCGAGCAGGTCCTGCATGCCGCGCCCGAACAGGCGGGTAACGATCTCGGCCCGCGCCCCTGGGCTTTCGACCTGCGCAAGATACCTGCTGAGATCAGGAAGGATATCGGCAAGGCTGCGCGTGCTACCGTCCGCATTCCTAATGCTGATGCCGGCATGATCAAAGAATCCCGCGATCGCCGGCAGCTGCCCGCGCGCCGCAGCGTCAATCTGCCGGTTGGCACGCGTCATGCCGGTCTGGAACTGCTCGGCGGAGACGCCAGCCAATTCCGCCGCCTTCTGGAATTCTTGGAACTGTGTTGTCGACAATCCGAGCTGTTGTGCGGTTCGCGGCAGTCGCGCAGCTTCCTGTGCCCACTCCCGCATACCTTGGATTGAAGTCGCAAGACCGATACCACCAGCAATGCCAAGTGCCGCCGCTAGCGGGCGTGCGATCGAACCTAGCGCGCGGCCAACCTGTCCGAATGCGCTGCCGAGATTGCTGAAGTTCTGGCCGATCTGGCGAAACATCGGCGCCGACAGCGTGTTGCGGATATTCTGTCCGACCGTCGTAGCCTTGTCGGACATGCCTTGAAAGGCACGTTGAATACCGCCGATCGCCGCAGTTGCCGCATCGGTGACTGATATCGTTGCAGCA